TAGATTATCTGTCTTAGCCTTGACTGCATCGACTACGGTATCGACGGTGTCGAGCTTGCCGTCGTGAGCGGCTAAGGCCGTTGCCGTAGCGGCGGAATCGGTGCCCCGCATTGCGTCACCGTCAAGGCCGGTGACGTCCGTCAGAATATCAGTTAGGCTATGGGTGTCCTTTACAAACCCGGTGCCCTTTACATCGGTAAGTCCAGCAATAATTGTATCTTGTTTAGCTTCTGTGGCGTCTCCACCGGCGCCGGACGGGGCTTGTTCGAGGGCGTTCTCGGTAAAGCGCTGCACTCCGCCGTCGTCCTCCAACGTATCGGCGAGCTTATCGGTAACAACCTTAACGGCGTCCGCCACTGTATCGAGCGTATCAATCTTCGTCTCGTTGGCATTGACATTAGTCTCGGACGCCGGATCGGCGGGTAGATTATCTGTCTTAGCCTTGACTGCATCGACTACGGTATCGACGGTGTCGAGCTTGCCGTCGTGAGCGGCTAAGGCCGTTGCCGTAGCGGCATCGATATCGGAATCGTCCGCAGGATCGGCGGGTAGATTATCTGTCTTAGCCTTGATCGCGGCTATGTTACCGCCGGTCTCAGGGGCCCTGCTGGAGACGGCGGCATCGAGATTGGCGACGTCGGCCTTGCAGTCATTGACATTCTCAACGGTAACTTTACCATCGGCGTCGGTGGCTAACTTCTGTGCAGGAGTGGCCAGCACCTTACCGGCGGCATTGGTTCCCGTAAGCGCAACCAACTCGGATGTCTCATCGCTGATTCCATTCATTATTACGGCCAACGCAAGCCCTCTCTTGGAGATTGCCACCGGTTTATATCTATCAGGATCGCTTAGCGTCGCGCCGCCGTCGATAACACCCACCAGGTCCTCCGCCGTTACATCCCAGGGAGCTAAGCCGTAAGTGCAGGTGAAATTGTACCAACCGCCTCCGACCTCGCTAATGGCCGGACCCGTCTTACCCGTACCGTTTGTAGCCGTCTTAAACGATTCCCAATCGGGTGTTAAGCCCGTCTTCGGCGCTCCGCTGTCGGCGAAATATACGCAATATAACATTATAAAGCCTTAATCAACATCCGAGTTTATCATTACCGTTGAAACTCCAGCGACCACGCCAGCCATAGACTGCGCCGATAGCCGATTGCTTGCCGTCAACATCCGGCTGGCCTATATCCAAAACTGCACTGTTTAAGACCTGAAAATCACCGTTAGCCGCATCGGCCAGTCTTGGGTCATCATAGACGCTATTTCCCTCTTGGTCATACCCAAGATGGCTATTGGCTTGAATTGCTGTTATGTAAAGTGCAAATGTCGCATACTCGTTCGTTGCAATCTTAAACGGGTTGCCGGTCCCCATTTTATAATAACAATTAAAATCCAGCCAATCACTTTCATCCGTAGCCGCTTTGGTGTAGAAACAACCGACGTCGTTACCAACACCCACGGCTATATTATTATAAAAGTGATTCTGGCCGGACATATTGTCACTCTGGCCACTCGAACGTATTGCGTATCCGCTCGTGGCCACCGACGTATTATTGTGCACCTTGCTTTGTTGGCCTGCGATTATTGACAAAGGATTTGCACCGTAACATGTATTATGGTGCACGTGATTCCTGGTCCCCTTAACCACGAGACCCCAGTTACCGTTAGAAACAGTATTGTAAGCTACCTCCGCATCATCACAGCCAAATCCCATCAACATGCAATGGGCCGTTCCGGCGGCATCACCTGTTAGATCTACGGTATTATGAGATATATCCAGCAATCCACTCGAGAAAGAATAATGAGCCCAATACGACAATCCCCCCGAAGTCCCAGGCTCATCCCCGGCACTGGATGAATGATTCCGCAAGCAGCTAAAAAGTTCTCCATTATTGGATTTAATATCTCCAATTTCATATGCTACGCTACTACTTGACCACGCATCAGCATCGGTGTATTCGTAACTTATCCATATCCCCGGCTTGGCCGCCGGACCCGTCAACGTAATCGCATTATTACGTACAAATACATCCCTAAAAGCAGCATCGTTTTTGAGGTGCACTCCCAATCTGCCGCAACTGGCTGTATTTCCAATTATAATTGCCAAGTCGCAGCTTGTTATTTTCCCTCTTCCTTGGTTTCTCGTACCATCCCAAGGAACTACGCTGCGAGCGATCTTGATGATACACGACTCCACCATGCCGCCGTATTCGGTATCGGCCAAGGTGAAACCATCACAATCTTCGATTCTTAATGTAGTGATTTCCCCGTTCAATAGGCACAACCTTCTACCAGTGCCGGAGCAACGAATAAAGGTTACTGCATCCAGGTCCTCCGCATCCAGGACCGTATGCAAAGCATCGAAGACACAGTCGGTAAACGCGACAGACCCGCTCACACTCGAATACTTGTCTATTTTTATCAGGTTGTTGTAAAAGTTCAAAGTCCCTATATCTTGAGACAAACTGCAATCGGTAAATATAAGACTGCCAGACGCGTATTCTCCTGTTCTACGAGCCAAACAAAAATCCTTACCAACACCGTTAGTCCCCGTTATAACCAGCGTTAAATCCTTGAACTCTAAATTACCATTTGCGGCATGTTCGATTCCTATATCTTCATCATCGAACGTAATGGTAATCTCAGCCCCTTCGTAGGGCTGTATAATTTCGTCCTGGTTATTAAAATCAAAGTCATACCTAAACGGGCTTCCCTGCGTGGTGCTGTTATAAGTACCGGCCATTAAATTGATGGTGGGGTTGGGATCCTCATCACTATACGCCTGGATATGTGCACCATCGATGGTCTTTTTAGCAGTGGCCGGGGAAGTCCCGGCTCCACTATCGTCTGCTTTACTCGGATCGACGTAATAATTAGCCATCGTTTTTTGGTCTTTCAGTTTTTAAGGCCGTTTTATTCAATGACTCATCTGGGCCATTAAATCAGTGCCAAAACTCATATCAATCCTGACACAATCAAACCACAAAATTGTATCGCTGGCACTTAGCAATTACAGTTACAGTGTCTTCAGCGCCGGTGCGATAACAATGAAGTTTGAAGTGGGCAACGTCTTTGACGAGAAAACTAATCTGCTTAGACGTATAGTCATTAGTTATCGTACGACTCTGTAACGGCACAGTATCATAGTTAGCGCCGTCAAGGGACCCTAACACTTCGACAACGAGGTTGACCACTTTACCGCCAAGGTTATTTGTGGGGAATGTCGCACTAACTGTAACGTGCGCTCCATCCATAGCAATCGTTTCAAGGTCAACATCGCTTGAATCCGTACCGGTTGTAACGGCAACGCCATTTATAATCGTTTGTTCAGCTTTCCAATCTTTCATAACTTTGTATTATTCAGCCCCTACTTCGTTCGATACTCCAGGTCGGCCTCCGGGCGGAACTGGCGGTCCTTGGGGCTCGCCATTTGCCGCCGGGTCGGCGGGTTTGGCTTCGAGTTCTTTTGCGAGTTCTTTTGCGAGTTGGTCTGCTTTTTGGTCTGCATCTTCGGCCTCCATTCTTTTCAAGGTATATTCGCCCCCCAGCATGCTCGCGGTTGAGAGCTATCGCTTTTTGCTTGTGCTCGTTAGTCGCATTCTTTTTCTCCGCCTTCGACTGCGCTAAAACTGCTCGTTCCTTAGCGGCCTTCGCTGCGGTTCGGGCCTCGTCGGCGGCCTTTCTGGCCTCGTCGGCGGCCTTATGAATCGCCTTGGCTGCGCCTGCGAGCAGCTTGGCCTTAGCCTTAGCGAGCCCGTAGGCCCGCCTGCCCTCGGCGGCCTTGACGGCCTTATGATCAGTATGCTCCTCCCAGGGCGGGCAAGTCTTTTCCCAGCATTTTTCGCCCTCGACCCTGAGCCGTTCACACTTGGCTTCGGACAGGTCGAACTTTATACCCCTTAGGAATATGCCTTCGGCCCCGGCGTAAGTCTTTGTCATTATAATCCACATTGTTTCTACCTCGTATATCGTATGTCGTATGTCGTATGTCGAGCGTACAGCGCCCGCTTACTCATACACTCATTCACTCATACACTCATTCACTTATTCTTACTCATTCGCGGTCCGCCCGGCCCGGGGGCCGGGCGGATTACGGTTTCATTGTTAGGCCGTCACCAACTCTTCGAGACCTTGCTCGGCTGCGCTGGATGGGCCGATATCGGGCCGCGAGAGGATGCCTTAGGCCGTCACCAACTCTTCGAGACCTTGCTCGGCTGCGCTGGATGGGCCGATATCGGGCCGCGAGAGGATGCCGATTATCGCCGCATTGACTCCATTCGTCCCATCCCCGGCGGTCGGGGCGTTGACCCGCATATAGCGCTTATGCGACTTGGCCAAATCGACGTCGATAGCGAAGAGCTTATCGTCCTCATCGGCGGCGATGGCGTCGGCTAAGGCGGCGTCGGCGACGTCGGTATAACTGCCGTCGGTCGTATCGCACTCCTCGATCTTAGGGGCCGTCCCTGCTGCGGTCGAGCCGAGGCCGATATCGAGCGTGCCGATAACGAACAGTACCCGGAGATGGCTCCAGCCGGCGGTATCGACGTAGGTATTGCCCGTAAGGGCGCCGGCGTCCTTCAATTGCGGAGGTGTTAAGATCACGGTTTTTTGGTTTTGAACTTCAATCATTTTTTATCCTTTCATTCTCAATAGCGTATAGCGTTCGCTTACTCATTCACTCATACACTCATACACTCATTCACTCATTCACTTACGAGGCGGCGGTTATCAGGCCGCAGATCGGGCCGGCGTTGGTCGTATCGCCTACGCCGAAGACGGTTGGGGCGACTCGCTCGGTGCCCCGGATGCCGAGTTGGTCCTCTTCGAAGAATGCCTCGCGGCTCTGGGCGATTGTGAGTTGGCGACGGTCGCCGAGATAAGTGCCCATCCTGAGATTCCCGAAGATCGTACATATCTGGCTATTGCCCTCGACCTTGGGCATCACCTGGGTGAATTCGACCGGGTAGCCGAGGTATGTCTTTTCCTTAGCGCCGCGACCTCCGATGATCTCGCTCGCGTTTACCCCGCCGCTCGCCAGGGCGAGCCTGAGCATGACGGTGTAATAGAATAAGCGGCTGCAATACCACTTAACGTCCAGGCCGTCCTCAGCGAAGTCGGGCAGGGCGCCGAGCAGATTCTCGAAGTCGGCAAGGACAATCTCGCTATAGGCGTTGCCGGTAGCGACGACGAGGGACTTGATATTGGCGATCGTGGCATCGACGCCGCGCAGGGCGCCTGTGATGCCCGTATGGCCGAAATACGCACTCGAACCGTCGCCGAGGAAGCCGATCTCATCTTCCTTCTTGGCGAACGCCCTGGCGATCATTCGCCCGACGAGCTCGCCTATAGCGATTGCGGCGTCCTCATCGAGCTCGCTGCTGATAGCGGTTAGCGTCGCCCACTTCTTAGCCACCATGCCAATATTGCGCAGGCCGATATCGCTCTTGGTGATGGCGACGCCTTCGCCGGGGCAATAGACGGTTAGGCCGCTGGTGACTTCGGGGGCGATGGCGTGATCGCTGGGCATCGGATATTCCTGCGCGTTGCGGCGGAAGACGCCGTAGTTCTCCATGAGCACTATCAATTCGGGGATGAACTCGGTCGGCACAAGCGCGCCGCCGGCCGTGAGCGTCCCCTCGCCCATCGCCTTCTCAGTAATGTGCTTGGTCTCGATGCCTTGCGATTCTAGGGCCTTTTTGGCCGCTTCGTTGCCGGCGACGTTGGCGAGAATGAATAGGCCGAAATTGCGGGCCTGCTCGTGGTTGCCCCAGACGCCGTTGTAGCGTCCGCCGGTAGTCTTAATCGAGTTGAAGCGGGTGCGGACTAACGTCTTGACCTGGTTGGCGAGGTCGTCGTTGGCGGTCCTGATCTCAGTAATCGCCTGCTCGGTGGTTTTGGTCCGCTCTTCGACCGCCGCCTTCCGCTCCTCTTCGATCTCTTCTATCTTCTTATCGACCAGTTCGACGACCTCTTTCTTCGTAGCCATATTCTTTTGTATCTGGCCGACGCCCTCTTCGATTTGTTCTAATGTAACTGCCATTATTAAGCTCCTAAAGATTATTGATTTCTTGAAGTTGAGTTCGTATGCGCTCGGCTGTTTTCGGGTCCCCGGCGGGATCGAACTGATTATGCGGGTCGCCGAGCAAACTGCGTCCGAGTTCGTCCTGATCGGGGGTTAATAGCGTTTTAATCTCTTCGAGATCGACTTGGATATTGTCGAATTTCTCGGCCATTGCGGCCTTGAACCGGTCGAATTGCTCGTCGAGGGAATCACTCTTCGCCGCGACGTCGGCGGGTTCACTATCGAATTTGCCGGCCTTTTTAACTAAGGCGCCACGATTGGAGCCGACGGCGACGCAGCTTACTTCGAAAAGTTCAATCTTGGTATAGACTAATATCTTTTTCCCGTTCACATCCTCCAACTGCCATTCGAGCGGCAGGAATCCGATGGATACAGCTTTCTGATGGCCGTCTCGATAATTCACCCAATAGGTCTCGGCGTTTTTATTTACAGAGAAAATAATATCCATATCGATGCTATCAGGGTGGATGACATAACTATCAGGCGGGCTGTGGCCGATTACGGACGATTCGCCGGTTGGCAGGCGGTGCTGATGATCGCCGAGGATTACAGGGTTATTCTTATAAATCGCGAGCGATTGGCTGATCGCCTCGATCTCGATCCGCTCGCCGTGGCGGTCTATTTCATCCTTTGAAATACAGACGGTGATCCGTCTTTGGTCCGGGTCGATCGCTTTAACGGTTGGGTAGAAGAACTTCAAAATGGGGTCCATGATATTTGTCCTTAATCGGCTTTCGCCTTTTGCATGTCACTATATGAATAGAATTGCAGGGCGACGTAGCATGCCAGATCGAATACCTTACCGGCCGCACGCTTGGCCAACTCGACGCATCGGCAGTTGATGATCTGGGCGGCGGACCCGGCAGGATCGCCGGGGTGCATTAGCAGGTCGCCGCCGACGTAGAACGGCACGTCCAACGCGATCCCCTCGGCGTACCTGGCCTCGGCTGCGCGGTGGGAGTCGCGGACATTCTCGTCGCGCGAGGTTAGCCAGGTCTTCAACTCGACGCCGGCCGCCTTGAACCCCCCGTGCCTGCCCGTTCCGACTGCGCCGGCCGTTTGGGTGCGGGCGATGCTCTGCGCCCTCTGGCGATTCGAGCCCAGCTTCTCTTTTATCCGATCCGTCAGTTCGTTGAGGCCCTCGCCGGCGTCGAGGCCGATCCGCAACTGGTTCGCCACTATCTCTTGAGTCGTGGCGTTGACGCCGGTTATCTTGCGAGAGGAGATTAGCATAGACCTCTTAATGGCGGTCCTGATCTTTACCGCCTCGGCGAATTCGGTCAGGGCGTCGGCCTTGAGGCCCAATATCTCAGCGCCCGCCTGGCGGGCGCCTAACTCGGCGGCCTTGCCGAAAAATGTATGGTTGATTACCTTGAGCTTGCCGTTCTCAGCCTTCAGGTCGAAGACGATGTGGGCGATGATATCGGATGTCGTATCTCGTATCTCGGATGTCATCCCGGCGCTTACGCTTAGGGCTTGTTTGCTTTCCGCCTTCTGTCTTCTGTCTTCTGTAAGCGCCTTTTGGAGCTTGTCGATCAATATCCGCTGCTGGCGAACGAAGAAAATGCGCATTGCGTTGGTGTACTCCCTTTCGATCCCCGCCCACGATATTACCCAGTTGCGCCATATCCGAAGCCGCCTGGCTTCGTCCTGTGCCGCTTTAGCCACAGAGGGCACAGAGGGCACAGAGCCAATATCCTTCCCGTCTTCGGCGGGTTCGGGTAGTGACGGGCCTGTTAGGCCCTCCAGCCCCGCCTCTAACGTGAACCTGGCGGGGACCCGGCCCATATTGATCCACCAGTCGTCGCCGTGCTCGACCTGCTCATACGGAAGATCGTGGGCCTCGATGATCTGATTGAGAGGGACGCCGGCCTCGGTATATTTGAGGACCTTCTCGGCCTCTTCCTCCTTGGCCTCTTGAACTACCGGATGCTGGTACGAGTCGAACCAGATAAAGAGTTGATTTTTCGAGATGAGGGCCTTTTGGCGGGCGGTGCGATACGCCTTGCGCCTCTGCAGGGACAGTGTGCGCATTCCTCCGAATAACGCGGCGTCCTTAAGCTCGACGGCCTTCGATTCGGAGCTATAGAATTTGCTTACAATGCCGGCTGTTATATTGCCGGCGAAGAGCCGGGCTAAGGGGATTATCGTATTGAAGATAAAGTCCCGCATGGCGGGGCCGTGAGAGTATTGGGCCTCGGTGACTAATCCCGCCACGCCGGGAGGGACGCCGAAGATCGAGCATATCTTCTTGTCGCTCATCGCCGTTATTTCGGCGACTTCCATATCCGTCATCTTCATCGCAACGGTCGATGCCTCGAGGCCGCCTGTTAAGACGGCGGTGCGCTTGGCCCGGCCGGCGCCCCTGTGCCGCGAATCGAACTGGCTGCGCAGCATTGCGACCTGGTCGGGATCGAGCTTGCCGGGGGCGCTTAAGATCAGGCCGGGCTCGGCGCCGTTGCTTAGGGCGGAGGCGTTGTACAATGCAGAGGCGAAACTGTAGTTGAGACTGTTGGCGGCGGCCTCTAACGGGCCGATGCCGCGATGACGATCGTCGGGATTAAACGCCTTCCACTGATGGACCTCGGCGAGCGAGAGGGGGATACGGACGCCGCCGGCGGCGCGATACTCCCAACCGATCAACTCACCGTCTTGCAGACGATTGTGGGTGATCGGGGCCATTTGGCCGGGGCCGACTACCATTATCTCGTTGGGCCGGGCGCCGGCCATATCGATAAAGACCCAGAAGCACTCGCCGTAGAGGGCGTAAAGACCAATCGAATCGACGACGAATCGCTCCCAGCTCAAGGCGGGATTTTTGAACAGCACATCGTATGCGGGACCGGACTCCACTATCTTATCGTCGATAGTTGAGAGGATGGGGGGCAGACCCGCGATGCCGGCGATTAGCTTGTTGACGCAGGTATAGACCAGCTCGATTTGTGAATAAGGCTTCGACGGTTTGCTCTTCGCGTCACCCGATACGTCCATCCCGGCCAGCCACAGCTTGGCGTACTGGCTAATGCCGTATTTCTCCTTCGCCGATTCGACTTGACGGTCGACGGCGGCGTATAACAGGTCAGCCGCTTCGGGGCTTAGCCTTTGTGCCGGAACTATTTGAGTGGAGTTGGTCACAGCAGCACTACCTCCGGGATTAGGTTAGTTATTGCGGCTTCCTTGCCCAGGGCGGCGGCCCAGAAATTGTCTGCGTGGCCGGCCTCGGTGCGGGCGGCGTCGTAACGGACGTTGCCGGCTAACGTCACCGTCTTGCGAATACTGTGAAAGTCATCGCGGATTGTGCGATCTGCGGGGACGCGCAGCAATTTGTCCGCAAATCCGCTCAGCATAAGACTGGCTAAGTGCTCTTTGATAGGGGCCGTGAACTTGATCTTCTCGATGCGATAACCGCCGAACCTCTCCTGTAAGCTCTCGACTAACATGTCGCCTATGCCGGTGGCGTCTATACAGCCGCGAAGGATGTTCTGATTGGCTAAGAGGTCGGAAGCAGTCTGCAACTGGACGCTGTAGGGCGTCTTGTGAAGTTTGATTACCTTGCGGGTGATTAGCACATCGGCGACCAGCTCCCATATCCAGAATACGGTGAGGTCCTTCTCTCGACCGATATCGCCGCCCAAGAAATATTGTCTGCGCGCTGTAGTGTGAGGGATAAGCGCCCGGAGGCAATCGGCCATCTCGCAACTCTGATAGAGATCGTAAGGGATTAGGGTCGAGGCCGTCGCCGACGGGATGCACATATACTCCTGATTGAAGGCGTCCTCGTTGCGGGACTTCGCACGGCATTCATCTAAGAATTCCCGCCGCGCCTGCAGATCGATGTGATCGAGCCCGCGAATCTTCTCGACGAGACCCTGGTCGACTGCGACGGTGATCGGCGTGAAGTGAAAACTCCAGGGTAGAATGCGGAGCTCCTTGGCGGTGGCCTCGCCGGCTGCGATCTGTCGGGCGAGCTTTACCAGATTATCGAACTCCGAGCCCTCGCCGTTGCGAGTAGTCAGGATAGTAATATCATAACCCCACGTAGTGACGGGAGTGGCGGCGTCGAGCATGTCGCCGGGCGAATCGTGCCAGTCGAATTCATCGAGGCATACATCGCCTCCCTTAGACCGAAACCGGCGAGGGTTGCTGCTCATGCAGTTGATGCGCGAGCCGTTGGGGAATTCGACGACGTAATTATTGAATCTATAACCCTTATCGTCTTCGAGCTCCTCGGTGAATTCCTTAACAACGGCGTTGAATAGCTTGCACCATTGCTGGCAATACAGCGAGAACTCGACTGCAGCCGATTCATCGGCGCTGGAGAACCAATAATCGCGGCGTTCGTCGATGAGATTCCGCTTGCGGACCGCCTTATAACTCTCGGCGTAGGTGGCGCCGATCCGCCTGGACTTATCCCAGAGCCTGAACCGATTCTCGTCGGTGATCCAGGCCGTTTGATAGGGCAGGAAATAACCCTTCGGCAGCGTATCGCCGCTTGGGCCCGTTGAAACAGGTTGGGCAAGGCTTGGATTCATTTACGATTTAATAACTCCTAAGTGCTCGTCTATAATTTCCTGGATCAACTTGCGGTTCACCCCCGCTTTTGTGAGCTTGGCCTTCGTCGATTTGGCGGCCTCGGCCACCTTCTCGGCGATTGCCCGGCGGATGTACTTATCGGCGTTGATCGCCACCTGGGCGCAGTCGCGAATAGTCTGGGCGACGTCCTTCATTTGCTTGGCCGACAGATCATCATGCGAAGCCATAAATTCGATGGTGATACCGGTCATAAGCTGGGCGGCCGCTTTCTGATTTTTCGGGGCGTCCTCGGCCGTCATGCCAGACATCGCGTTGCCGGCGATAAGACCGGCCGTCTTCATAATCTCGAAGGCCCGCAAGCCCTTCGCCCAACGGCCGATGGCGGATTCCGAGACGGAGCGGCCTTGCTGAACGCAATATGCGACCAGGTCGCAGTAACGGGGCTTGCCTTTGCGCTCGCCCAGATAGTCGCCGGGCCATTGATGGTCGATTACCATGCGAAGTAAGGCCGCCCTTAAACCGTCGGGCAGGTTATCTATCGAACTGTGTGATCTACGTTTAGCCACTGTTATTTTTCCCGCAAAGGCGCAAAGGCGCTAAGACTTATATACTCATATACCCATTGACTCATTTATTCACTTCACCTCTGCGTCTTTGCGCCTTTGCGGGATTCCATTTGTGGTTCATATCTCCAGGGCCTCGTCTCTTTGGGTGCGGTCGGCTATCTCCTTGCCCTCGGCGGTCAGGGCGAGGAACTTCTTTTCAAACGAATCTTCGCCGCCGAGCAGCTCGTCGAGCCATTCCACGTAGCCCTTTTGCTTCAAATACGTCACGTCCTTCTCTAAGAGTGATAGCGAGTAGTTCTCGTCGAAGGCGATCATTACGCGGTACAGGGTGCGGACCTGCAGGGGGGTTGGGTACATCCGATTCAAATTACCGAGGATCGTTATGCGAACCTGCTTCATTTTGACGGCGTTAATATCGCGGGTCATTTTTGATTTTCTCCATTCTTAAACTCCTTAACGACGGCCCGGGCTATATCGCCGGCGATCTGGGGCATCTTATCAACGACGACGAGCTTGCCCTCAATGCGATTCACCGAGGCGGACAGCTCTTCTATAGCCCTTCGCTGGAAGCCGGTCTCGCGAAGGAATAACTCGCCGGAGACGAATTGCCGCTCGCAGTCTATCTTGCAGGCGGCCTGGCTCTCGGATAAAGACTTTATTACATCGTCCTGACGGGCCTGGTGGGCGACGATATCGGTTATGCACGATTTAATCGACCGTAGATTTACGATGATTAACGTGCCGACAAAGGCCAATAACGGGCCGACGAAGACTATTACCGCTGCGAGTGGAACGTCCATGTCAATTGATTATTTCCTATTGATTATTGATTATTGTTTTGCCGAGATATAGACAGTGTAAATCGGTGTTAATCCGTGTCTAAAATTACGTTACGCCGAGGGCGGCGCCTCACAGGCACGGGAGTATTGGACCGCCCTACGTTACTCCCAGGGCGGCTCGGGCCTGGCCTATATTGTCGTACAGCACACCCTCGACTTTAATGACTTCGGAGTCGGTCGAGACAGAAACTTCTTTCATCGTCTTCTCAACGCCCTGCTTGTGGGCCTTGTACTTTAGAACGGCGGCGGAGGCATCGGCGGCCTTTTTCTTCAATGCGATTCCGAGAGCGGTCGAGAGGATCGTCAACACGGCGGCGATTATCGCCGCGTAAGGGTTCCACGGGGCGCTTGCGGCGTTGGCGGCCTGAGCGCCCTCCAACAGCGTCAATAACCCGCCGCTATCGGAATACGGAGCGCCCTGAAGGGCGGCGGCGACGGACCGGAACGTCGCCTGGAGCCTGTCGATATCGGCGTTGGCGGCGAGGACTGTTCCGGCGGCGTTAGGGTCAATTTCGGCTCGCTCCTGCAGGACCTCGATCGCCGCCGTCGCCGCCTGCTGGTAGGCGTCGACCCGAATAGTCAGATCGTTGACGTCGGCGGCGAAGGTCCGCACGGCGGCGGGGCCAATCGAAGCGACCCGGTCGCAGCCGGGGACGAAACACAGAAGACAGAAGACGGAAGTCAGAAGACAGAGGGCTATTGGTTTCATGACGGCATCCTTTCCTTGAATTTTGGTAACTTCCTGTTACAATTTGGCTATGGA